CTAACTGTAGGTCAGATATAGCAACAAAGAAACTAGCTTTAGGTTTTGTTACTTTAGGTTTAGCTTTACGCTTGTAAGTCTGGATCCACTTAGATATACGATCATAATCTTCTTTGTCTAGTGCATGTTCTTTGTACACAATCTGTGCTTTGTATGCCCATGCTTGTTGCACGTCTCCTTTGCCCATATTCATATCCCACGTGCTTACACGGATAGTGTCATTAAGAATAGAATACTTGTCAGGATCGAATCCCCAAGATTGTAAAAGATCATTAAACTCTGGACTAGCGTTGTCCATAGGTCTTGTAGTTATAGTTCCAGTCTTAGTTTTGTAATCAAAAGTAACGCCTGGTTCCCAACCATTAGGGTGGGATTCTACATCTTTAGTTTCGTTGTGTGCTACGTCCTGTTGGGTTGCAGTAAGTTTACTTACCTGCGAGTTGTTTTTTTGCATACTCTTTTAGTACTACTATTACTGATCCACCACCTGCAATTGCTGCAGCTTGGATTGCTGTAATGTCTAAGTCGAGTGCAGGACCTACAAGTAAAGCAGAACCAAATGCTTCAATGAATGTCCATACAACTTTTTCGATAAGTGCTTTGAGTTCATCACTCATATTATCTCCAGTCTATATTATTGGTCTTCCCTTTAGTTTAGCGTCAATTCGTGTCACTTTTTCGTGAATAGAATCCAACGTTTTACTATCGGAACTTTGTTCTGGTGCGGCAGCACCATCTAAATTTATCTTACTTACTTCTAATGTAACTGGTTTACCTTGTAGTAATACTTTTGCAACCTGGTCATACATTTTTTTGTACGCTTTTTGTGATGATCCAATAAATCCGTCTTTGCTTACATCTAACACTTGCTGTGTAGATCCTGTAAGCACACAACCTTTGGTATCTTCATCAGTATTCCCTCCATGAAATAAAATCCATTGAAAATTAGGTACGTCTTTTATTTCTAACATACCGTAGTGTGAATTTTGATAACGCTTAGAATAATTATTGTGAAAGCCACCTTCTTTTCTAAACTTTATAGGATATGTACCTTCAGGTATACAGGTTTCACCATATACTTTGGTTACTTGATATTGGTCTTCAAGTGTATAACACTCAAACTTACCGTTGATAAACAACATTCCATTGGTTGCGTCAATTCCAAATTCATGTCTAACTAATTGTATCTTCATTTAGACTCCTTGTTTACATCATTATAGTCTAAACAATCAGGATTTGTACAGAATAATTTATAAGGTTTTATCTGTACGCCAAGTGGTTCTCCACATTTAGGACAAGATACTTTCAAAATATACTATCTGCTAGCTGCCCACATGTTGTCGATCATATTAGGATACTTACGATTGTTTGCTTTAGCTCTAGCTTTTGCTTTAGCTTTTTGTGAAGGTGTAAGTTTTTTAGATTTTCCTAGATCTTTGGGACGTGGTTTGTCCCATACTGGTTTACTTTTTGCCATACTATATTATACCTACTTCATTTTTTTAATTCTCTTAGAAGAGTATCTTTTTTTCTTACCTTTTTTATCGTATGGCATTATCTGCTCACTTTCTTTTTCGGTTGATCGTCTTTATCTTTACGTAGTCCTATAGTTAACAACCATAAAACTATACTTATTATTATAGCAACTCCAACTATGTCCTTAGCTGTGCCAGTTAATGTTAGCCATGCTATAAAAAAACCTAGCAAAGTAAATGTTTGTGCTATTGTCTCTTTAATTATCTCTGATAACCAATTAAAAAATTTCTTTATGTATTTCATATTCTACGTCTCATTCTAACTGGTGCGACTTGCACACTAGCCACAATTTGCGAAGCTATGATAACTGGTACTACAACCTCTTGTGCTTTTTCTTTTTGATCGTTAGTCATATCGTTACCAATAGCACCTAGATCTATCTCTTGTATATTTATATCTACAAAAGATCCTATTGGATCTGCTAGAAATTGTTCTGTCTGTACCTCTGTTACTACGTCAGCAAGTGTGTAATTCTCTACGTCTTTATTCTCTACAGCTTTAGCTACGTATACTTCTACTGCTTCTGCAACTGCTTCATCTTTTTCTACAGCTGCAGCAATGATCTCTACGTCAGCTGCTTCTACTTGTAATACTTTTGCAACTACTTCTACTTGTTCTTCTGTTAGTTCTTGTACATCAGCAATAGCTTCTTCAACAACAGCTTGCACAACTTCCTGTATTTCTTTTGTAGCTTTATCAAGATTTTGTACACCAATGTCATTTACTTCTTCAAGGACTTCGACAACTTCTTCTTCGGTAAGGTCCTGTACATATCCTTGTATTGCTTCTTGTTTAGATTCTTCATTAGTCTCCTCTGTTATTGGTAGATTCACAATCTTTTCTATTTGTGCAATCTCTATCTCTACTTCTTCTTCAGTAAGCTCTATGGGTTCTTTAATCGGTGCTTCAAGTATCTCTCTGTCGATATCCTCTTCAATAATTTCCTGTATTGGCTCATCCAAAACTTCCTTGACATTCTCTTTAACTTCTTCATCTTTAATCTCCTCTATTTCATCTTGTATTGGTATCTCATCCACGATTTCGGTAACAATATCTTCCAAATCAAATTCAATAATCTCGAACTCAATAGGGAGTTCTTCAAACTCCACAACTTCTTCTTCAATAACTTCCTCTTTAGGTGTGTCGAGTAAAGGATCATCATTCTTAGGAAGGATGTCATCCACATCTTCTTTAATTTCTTCTTCAATTATTACCTCTTCCTTAATTATATCTTCTTCTTCTATAATCTCAATGTCTTCTTCAGGTATAGGTATGTCACAATCACCACGCTCTATCTGTGCGTTAGTCATAAAGCAACCATATTCTTTTTCATTATCAACACGCTCTTGGTCACGCTCTATAGTGCCATCATTGACATCTGCTTGTGTATAGGTCTTATCAACACCTTCTACTTTTACATCAACAATAATTTCTTGTGGTGTTGGTGGTGGAGGTGGAGGTGGTATGTAAGGTTCTGGTTCAGGTTCTGGCTCAGGTTCTGGCTCAGGTTCTGGCTTTGGAGGTACAGTTGTAGTAGGAGTAGAACCATAGTCACAATCAATACTTACAATAGAAGTCCACTCTGAATAACTTTGATCTGTGTCATTATCAGATCGGACTTTTGCATAAAACGTATCTGCTGTTGTACCAAATACATTTTCTCTATAGCTAGCAGTAAAAACATAACTCTTATAAGACAATGCTTCTTCCCAACCAGTACTGTTAGCTACTGCATAATTAGTTTCTACAAAGTTATCATTACTAAATGCTATAGCGTATCGTTCAGGTGGACTATCTTCAAAACCATCACTCTCTTGCCATGTAACAGTTATGTCACCTTTAGTTGTGTCTCCATCACTATCACAAGCAATAGATATATCGTATGGTGTTTGTGTAGGTACGTGATTTGCCAATACAGGAAAAGGAATTATTAAGAACGCAACAATACATAAGCGAACAAGTGTATTAAATTTGTGTAGCACGGAACTTACTTAGTTCCGCAACAACCACCACCGCAGCATGGATCTGCCATTATATTTCTCTCCCATTCATATCATTATGTGTCTTGCTATCTAAAATACCAAATGCTTGATTGACTTCCTCGATTGTAAGTTTGCCATCATTGAGATATTTTCTAGCAAGTATTTCTAGTACATTAGCTACACCTAATAGACCTGCAAGTAATGATGATTGTATAACATCAATACCTACAAGTGATCCTGCACCTATAACACTTAATGCTTGTGCTATAAATACAGCAATCATGCGTTTAGATATATTCCAATATAAAGAGTAACCTTGCATAGGTTACATTATACTATTAAGGAAAGCTGCGCTGCTCGTAATTGCAACAAGCCAACCTAAAATCTCCTGACGTGTTGGTGATTTATTTATTTTTTCATGGAGTTCGTCAATGCGCTTATTAGCAATATCAACTTCTTCTTTAATTAATTGCAAGTATTCCTTCGTTGTGAAGCCGTTACCGTTAGACATTATGGAAGATCATCCTCATTAACCTTCACCATTTAATGAATAAAAATGTTTTGTTTTATTTACAAATAAAGTAGTGCTTGGTCCTGGTACAGTGCTGCTAATAGTAAAGTAAGAACTGTTGTAATAAATCATATCAAATAAACTTAAAGATCCAACAGCACCACCTGCGTCAGGTAATAAATCTATATCCTCATCTATAGGTAAACCTATACTATCTATTAATAAAGATCCGCCCTCTTTTAACATAATTAACATTGACATGTAATTATTGTACCAGACTAGCTATGTTTATTGATTAAATTTATCAGGATAAGTTTTATAATTAACCCTAGCTGTTTGTGCTTTTAACAATTCTATTTGATTGTCTTTATATTCTTTTTCTGTGCCATTACGTATTGTTAAATCTATTTTTTCTTTTTCTCTTTTGTAAGGTATGACTTGAATTAATGGCGTTCCTGCTTCTAATATAAATTCTTTTTGTTGTATGCTAAATGGAAAAGTAATGTAGCCCCATTTGTCTGCTTCTACTAAACCTTCTAATAGTCTTATTTCTTTTCTAAAATGATAAAACGGATCTACGTACAAAAGATTGTATCCTTCTGGAACTATTATTTTATAAGGACTTTCTAATTTTAAAATAGATTTGTTCATACGTCCTAAATCTGCAAGACCAACGTCCATACCTTTAACCTGTTTTTCAAAATGAGAACCAAAGAAATTATAGTTTAATGCTTTATTAGTAGTCATACCGTAGTATGTTTGCAATGGATTACCTTCATCATCATACTCATGTCCCATATACATTTTTCCCCACAAAGGTATAATTATTCCTTCTGTCATTAAGTCTTGTATAGCAGGACATTTCTTAGCAGTAAAAGCATTCTCTGTCCATACGTCATGGAACTCCTCTAAAAATGAAGCCATTTCATTTCCTAATTTCATTTCTTTAAACCATTCTGGTATAAATCTATTTGCATGCTGCGGTGGATAAGCAGCAATTAAATCTTCAAATTGTTTGTATCTCGGTATAATTTCTATCTTCATGTTTTTATATAGTAACTAGGTATTTTCATTTCTCCAACTAAAGTATTTGTATACATATCATCATCTCTTAATCCATAGTAATCTTTGCAAAAGTAATTATCTTGCAAATAACGTTGACTTTCAACATTCCATAAACCATTATCTAATATTAATTTACATTGATCATTACTATATTTATGTGCCATTTTAATAAGAGATAATCTAGTAATAAACTGTGGATCGTTATCTATAAATATATAATCTACTTTTTTCATTTCTTCTTTATATACTTTATCTTTTAAAGTAAGGAGTTTATATTCTACATTTTTGTACTTAGGTAATTTATCTTGATACTCTTTATTGTTATCGTATGAAATAACCTTTTTAAAATTTTTAGAAAACAATTCTGTAGATAAACCTGCACCAAATTCTAGGATTGTTTTATTTTTTGTGTCAGCTTTATTTATATATTGTACAAAAGAATTAATCAACATTACGTGAATAACCTGATTTAAATTTATTGACTACTTTGTAATGTCCTTTACGAATTTTTCTACCTAATTTTGGAGTTATCTTTTTAAATTCATAATTAAAAGTTTCCCTTTTGTAAGGCACTACATAACATAGCGGCGTTCCTTGTTTAATTAATATTTCATCTTGATCAGATGTATAAAATATTTGCACTGACAATTCATGTAATTTATCTGTATGGACTATACCGTAGTTTGCTTCCCAATCTTTATTAAAACTAAAAACCATAGGAATGTATCTAAGACTATACCCTTTAGGTGTAATACAAAACCAATTAGTATTTATATTTACCGTTGCTCTTATATTTGTTCCAGTAGGTATGTGATCTAAAAATTGTTTTGGATCATGTGTTCTAATTATAAATTCATCATTAGAAGGATTCATTTGAAATTCACCATTATGAAAAAACAAATGTATATCACAAGGTGCTACTAACACATAACCTTCTCTAAAAACTTCTACAAAACTTGGACAATGCCTAGCACCTTTATAGTTTGGAACTATTTTAGAAACAAAACCATATTTGTTTGGAATAGGTAAATCCATTGGCATTTTAGTAAACCATTCAGGAATAAAATTTTTAGCTGGTTGTGGTTTTGTAAACTCTATATCGTCATAACCTGTACTATCAGTAGTAAATATTATTTTTTTATTCACAGTATTATTATAACTAGATATGAAAAATTTGCACATACAAATATTAGGCAACGGTTTACCATCGCATTTGTCTTTAGTAAAATTTTATAAAAATAATAAAATAAATTGGGATTATGTTGAAAGCAATTTTGAATTACCTATGTCATCTACACTAGATCTTATACCATTTTTAAAAGAAGGAATAAATTTTGATTGGTCAGATTTAAATTTAATTAACGGTAGTTTAAAAACTGGAGTTCAAAAAAGAAATTACAATAACAAAGTATTTAATTCTAATTTTCACGCACCCTACGTTGCTTTACACTTTGATACTTTAAGTATGTGTAAATATTTGTACGATCAATGTGGATATACAAAAACAAAAAAGTCAGATATTATTATTAATACAAGCAAACCAGAAACATTTGAAACGTATAAATTATTAAATCATGTACCAACTAATTGTGGTGTTGGTTATAAAATAAAAGAAAAACATAACATAACACATACAACAATAGAAGCTGTTGAACACGGTTGGTTGCAAACAATACCAACAAAAGATTATATTTATGTTTATTATATATTTAATTCTGATTTAAATACACCACAAGAAATAGCGAACTCATTACCATTGCGTAATTATAATTATCAAGTTATTAATTTTTCTAGTTACTATTATCAAGATCCATTTTTAGATCAAGAATTAAAATTAGGTCTTAATTCTTTTTTTATAGAACCATTTGACGCTACATCTATATCTGGAAACATAAGGTTGTTAGATCTATACACAGAAATAAAAAATAATTTTATTAAAAAAGACGAGGGATTGTATTTATATTATGATTACATTAAAGAAGCAATGGAAGTATTAATGTTGCATTATGTATCTGATGTACCCTACAAAAGTAAATTCTGGCAAGAAGCAAAAGATAAAGCAGTTGATTACTTAACAAACACTGGTGTAAAAAAAAGAGATGTAAGTAATTTTTATACTAAAGAAGGATACAATAAGTTATATAAAAATTTAAATGTTTTTAATTATATTCAATAATTTCTGTATAATTTCTTGCTTCATTAGAAGTAGGTTGTGCATATCCGTCTGAAGCACTACGTATTGTTGTAGCGTCCTCTAAATGCACGTGTGCTTTTCTATCACCTGCTGCTGAAGTTGATGAAGCTGATTGATATAAAACTGTTTTATTAACATCTACTGCTGATATAGTATTTGTTCTATTGTATGTGTTATTAGATTGTGCAAGAAATTGTTTTGATACAATAGCACCTCTACCATGTCCCATAAATCTACCCATTAGTAATACTCCATTACATATACTGTCATACTTCCTCCTCCTAAACTGTTGTAATTATTTCCAGAAAAATTTACATTAGTACTTGTTGTTAATTGACATACTGGTGAGTTGCTTTCTCGTCTGTTGTTACCGTCTTGTGCGGTGTCATATAAAACTGTATTAGCCATGTCAACAGCAGCTATAGTTACATTAGTATTTGTTGCATTACTTGCAGCAGATATAACTTGTCTGCTTTTAATAACACCACTGCTCATTCGTCTACCCATTAGTAATACTCCACAACTTGTACTGACGCTTTATTCCACCTTCTATTTGAATTGTTAATACCTACTCTTTGTATTTGTAAATTTGTTGAACTGTCTAACTTTGCACCCATTTGCGGTGAACTTTGAAAATTATAATAATAGTTTTCCCATGCAGAAATACCACGAGTATGACCATTGCTAGAGTTATGAACTAACACTGTTTGTTCTGTATTTACAGCAGATATTGTTTGATTAATTAAAGTTGAACCTGATGTAGCACTATTTTGATATACAATTCTTTGTATAGATTTAATTGTACTTTGAGGTCTAGTTCTACCCATTACATCATCTCCACTACTTGATAACCTACCCATTGTTTTTCGCTTTGACCAAAGCTAGATATTCTATAAGCTATTCGTATAGTAGTTTCATCTTGTAAAGTTACTTTAGCTTGTGGTGCAGGATATACACGATTATCAGTAACACCGCCACCTTCGGTAGTAACTGGATAATTCATAGCTTCGTTAACTACCATATATGTTTTATTAACGTCAACTGGTTCTATTGTTCTATCAATATTTTGTTGTGCTGTTGAACCATTTGCGTGGTCATTAGCACCATCACCATATTGACCTCTTTGTATAGATTTTATACCTGCAACAGGTGCGACATTCACTCCGTATCTGCCCATTGCTACTCCGTAATTTCTATAGTGCCAGTAATATTTCCATCATCATCATAGGTATTGCCATACAAAACACCTTCAAACCAAAAATAATCATTGCCTTGTGCGTCTTGTCCTGGACTTGTCCACACACCGTCAATTAATTTTTTTCCAATTAGATCCTCATCAAATTCATCAATTTCTACATGATCAGTTAGGTTTGAAAATAATTGCTCTACACCGTCAACAACTTGTATTAAGTCTGATGTTACTTGCTTTACAGCAAAGCACACTTCATGTTCATCTTTAACTGCAAAGAATTTCATTAGGCAGTACTTTCCTCAATACCCCAAACGTTTGTAACAGTTCCTGCTGTAGCGTTAACTGATATAAAAGAACCTGCGTCCAGAACAATATTAGTTCTTTCTAATACGTTTTTACCGCTTAAACTTAAAACTTCTATTTTATGTTCAGTTCCTAATGTTGCGCCAGAAGGTGCTACATAAACTGTAACGTCATCTGCTGTCGTAGTTGTATTGACTATGTTTAAGTTAACTACAGACAATGTGTCAGCAGGTGCAGTATATACTGTACCGTCTGTATCATCACCGTCTCGTCTTGCCAATAATCCGCTAGCCATTAATATTCTCCAATCTTATATCATTACTATAACACATAATTTTTTATGTTATCCATTTAATGCAAAGAACAACTTGCTAGAATTTAAACTTACTGGTGTAGCAATCTGACTTGTGTAAACTTTTTTAACTTGTAATGCGTCAGCGTCATAAACTAAAACAAAGTCTGCTGATCCGTCTATAGTTATACCTGTTCCATCATTAGCGCCATTTATATCAACAGAAATTGTAGGATTGGTGTAATCAATTCCATTTCCACCAACTAAAGTAGGTGTCGCATTATCTACGTAACTTTTATTTGCTGCGTCTCCATTAGCTGTAGGTGTTGTAAGATTTGTGATTTTATTATTATTAGCGTTTAAATCTGCTGCTAACTTAGGTGTACCTGCGTCTCCTGAAGCATAACTTACATCTACTACTTGACCTAATGCGTCAAAAATATCTTCAAATACTTGTTGTACAGGCACCATACGAACTTTTGAGTTTTGTGGATGTGATAAACCTGAAGCTGCTGCAGATCCTGTAAGGTATCTATTATCTGTTGTAGTTGTGTTTAATTGTGTAGCTGTAAATGTTCCATCAAAAAATACATACTCTCTTTGTGTAGCACTGTCTGGTTCAATAACTAAATAACATGGACTTGTTAATCCAGATGTAGAAGCTACTGTTGCTGTAGTATCACTAGCACCAAACGTACTTGACAATGTAGTTTCAAATGCGTTACGTGTAAATGTTTCTGCTGCTTTTCTTGTATCTGCCATATTCTAAATTCTCCTTGTCAGTATATCACACACCATATTGGTGTATTCCTAATCTTCCAATACCAAGTGCGCCTAATGAAGAGATCTCACCAGTACCTGCTGCTTGTCTCTGACCTCTTACTTGTATTGTACAAAACACCATAGTAGATCCTAACTTAGTAATTTCTTGTACAGGTAACGTAACGTTTTCTACAATACCTCTTATAATTTCATCAGGTTTGAATAAAGTTAAAGTAACTGATTTACCTTCTAGTTTTTTTACAGCGTCAAATAATTTCTTACCAATACCAGGTATATTTTTTGCACGTTTACCTGGACGCTCTATACGATCAGATACGTTTATAGGTATTCTTGCAATAATATCTTCTGGTTCTGGGAAAGCACGATAACTATAAGAATAAACTTCAGGACTAGCTGTTCTACCACTGTCTGCATTAATTGTTAATTTAGCAACTAGCCATCTATTTATAACATTGATCATAGGTATTTCGTTACCACTTTGTGATGTCTCAATTCTAGTTAAAGTAGAGTAACTTGAAGCGTTTGGGTTTTCTAATGCGTCAAGTTCTGTACTAAATTCTGCTAACACGCTTGATCCTGCAGGTATATCGTTAGTATATACACGACCACCAATCCATTGTTTTGCTTGTGATGTATAAAAATCTGCAGCAGGAAGTATTAGATAACCATTACTTACTAATGTTGCTGCTTCTTTTATTAAACCAACACCTGTAACTAAAAAGAATAATTTACCATTAGCAACAGCAATACCTTTTACTTTGCCTGATGTACCTGTGTAATAAATATTTCTAGCGTAACCTAATGTTGGTAAGTAAATAGAATATAGATCAGTTTCACTAGCGCTGTCTATAACACCAAAATATATTTGGTCTCTTGTATTGAAAAATGCAGTAGGACTTTTATCTACTGTTGTCTCGTTATCTCCAAACTCTTTTATTAATTGTCTTTCATCAAGTGTATACAGCACACCATCTGTTGCGATAGTTCCTCTATACACTCTTCCTATTCTTCCACCGCCTGCTGATGTTTGTGATGAAGAGAAAAATATAATACCGTTACTCTCTGTCATATCTACAATTTCTTCACCTTCTATGTATGTTTGTCCTGCAAGCACTAGACCAGATGTTTGATCATCTTTAATTGCATATATATATCCGTCATCTGCTGCTGCAAGTATTACAGATCCACCGTCAATAACAGTTGTCCATAAAGATCCTGAAGGTAAATCTTTTATAAGGGGAGGACTGCTAGTTCCGTCTAGTTCGTGCAAGTGTCCGTCATCATCAACAGCTAGCAAATAATTTTTTACATTAAATAATCCTGTGTAGAGATGTGATGAATGTAAATTCATATAGTTAGACCAACCACTTGCAATGTCATCTGCGTCTAATTTTCTTACAATACTATCTGTTCCGTCATTCATAGACACATACAATATATGTCCTTCTAGCGCCATGCCTGTTACATCAAATCCTGGTCCTGCTAAATATGGATCTGTTTGTGTCCAGGTATCTCCATTATCAGATGAATAATATATGTCATGTCCTTGTGCAACATACAACACATCTTCGTGTGCAATAATGTGTTGCTCTGTCTCTGTACTTGCTCTTGCAGTTACAGCAGTAGTTTCACTAAGTAACTCTATGCTATATGCTTTACCACTATCATCTGCATTCTTAAATACATCAATACCTTTGCTATCAAAAAATCTTCTAAAGTCATTGGTGCCTTGTATTCTTTGGTGTGCTTGATCTAAACCTGCGCCACCAGAAAAATCAGATCTTGCAAAAGATTGACCAAACTCTGCTCTAAACTCTTCAGGTACTTGTGCTGTGTTAACTTGTTGCGCAGATAGTGGTGCAGTAGTAATAGATAATTCTCTACCTGGTGCTACTGCAAGTCTAAGTAAGATGTCTGTAATACCATCAGATATTTGTGCCTGGTAGCCAAAAGCTAACGGATTTGTAACGTTAGAAGTTGAAGGTAAAGGCATTAGGTAAAGCTGATTCCATATAACTCTACGCCTTGTGGAAAGCGTGATCTCTGTTCTCTTCTTGCTCTATCTAATAATACTCCGTAGTATCTTAACAATGCGTTACGTAATCTCTCTCCAGATCCTACAGGTATTCCTCTTTGTTCTAAGTTTTCTGTAATGTAATCTTGTGTTGTAGCGTCAACATCTAGCTCTGATAGTAACTGTGCTACAGCACCAACCATAACTATTTGCTCATGGAAATCTTCTAATCCAGATACAGAATTTAAATCATCTGTTTCTGCACTAGGTCTTGTAAATTTTGAAGCATAAACAACATATACAGTTTTACCTGATGTAGGTGCAGTAGGAAATTGTACTGCTGCTTCTGTTGTTGATCCTGCAAAATCTGTAAGTAACTCTAATGCAACGTCACTGTATACAGTAGTAGAAGATCCAGATGTTGAGTTATCCATTTTTGCTTGTAATATTCTTTGTGTACCTGCAGGCATTTCTACAAATTGTGTAGATGATGTAGTTATAGATGTTTTCTTTACGGCATATAAGGCAGGATATAAACCTATGACTTGATCACCAATAGCATTAGCTACATTTAATCTAGGATATTTAGGTTTTAAAATTATATCTGTATCGTTAGTATGTTCTGCTGCAATAGATCCTAACCTACCACGTTCTACAGTTATTTCACGTGATACTGTATTAATGTTTTCAACCATTAAAAGTTCTTGATCTATTTCTAATACAGAACCTGCACCAATAAGCTCTTCTTCTTCTGGTGTAAAGAGTCCTTCTTTGTACTGTAAAGTTGTGCCGCTTGATGTTAAACCTTGCAAACCACCAGATATACTATCAAGATTAGCAACTTGTGTTAACGGTTCTTGTTCCTCTACAGGTCTAAGATACTCTCTATAAGTTCTGTCGATAAGTTGACCAAATGTTGACATTGGTCCTCCTAAGCAGTTCTAAATAATAATTTAATTTTTCTGTCAGCAGCTTCTGTTCCGTCAGATGTAACTCTTATATATCCATTGGAAGCAAATGCCCAACCACTAGGATCTATACGTACTACATTACCTGCACTTACACTATAAGATACTTCAGTTCCGTCAGTTTCAAATACATCTACCCAACTAGAGTTATCTACTGAATAGTCAAATGTAATTGCTGTTCCTGTCATTGTTGCAGGAAAAACAACACCACAGAGTAACATATTTTCTACGTTAACACCTACGCTGTTGCTTGCGTCTGCTGAAACATCTATTAAAGCTACTTCGCTTTTACTCATTCCGTATGCCATGATGTCCTTATTTTAACATACTCTAAAGACCGCTAAGGTGGATTAGCGGTCTTAGAGTATTAATAATTAGTAGGATTAACCTACTACGTTGTCGATTGCACAGTGATATTGTTGTGGTCCGAAATCGAAAGCCATTTCCATATATACTGCTTTTGCAATTCTTGCTTGATCGTTTTGATCTAAGTCTCTTACAAACATAGTTCCATAACCTGGAATGTTAAGGAATACTGGTTTGACAAAACTAAGGTCAACGATAAATGCTTGCTTAGAACCAGATATAGTTCCTGCAGGCAAGTAGTCAGATAATGCCATTCCGAGTGAACCGAATGGTGTGACGATTGTATCAATGTCAACACCTCCGACATTTCTGTCTCTTGGTATAATACCGTAATTTACGTCTCCAACTGAAGCACTAATTAATTCTTTGTTAAGATCCAACAACATTGTTGGAGAAACAAAAAGCACTGGTTGTCTCATTGGTGCGCCTGCGTCATACAACGATTTCATAGCGTCAGCTATGATTGCCCAGTTTAATTTTTGTGCTGCAGCAGGATCTCCTCCGTCATCATTGTTGACAGAGTTTCCGCCTGATAAGTCTTGGTGTTCTTTAAGACCTCTCATCTGACGATTACCTGTAGTACCGTCATTGTAAGAAGCGTTAAATGCTGACCATTCGACTTTCTTTGCTACTTGCTCTAATACTAATTCCATCTGATAAGCTAACTCATCAGTAATTGGATTGTTACCTGCTAATGCTAATGCAGGATCGGAGTTCTTATAGTTCCCTGATAATTGAAACGGTACAATTTCTCCAGAAGCTGCTTGTGCAGTATAAGATACTTGCGCTGCTTCATGGAAAATTTGTAGTGTACCCTGTTGTGAACTTCTGCTTCTTCCAGAATAGTTAGGTGAACCACCTTCATCATCTGGTGTAACAGAAGTCACTACGGCGTTATCTTGTGTTTGGAACTGGAAGAATGTTGAGTTGATCGCAACTCCTCCGTTAAGTCCGCCTGCAGCAGCTAGCAATGGTGTTCTATGAGGTGTGATTTTAAATAATTCACCAGTAAAGTTATTAACGTCACTAGCAACTATTGGATTAGCACCTGATATTGCTGCCATATTCTACTATTTCCCTTCTCTCTTACGAGATATTATTTTCTTTTAAGTTCTTCTTGTAAAGCTAATTTTGCTCTTAGACTATCTCTAACAGAAGTGTCTCCACTTGCTATAACGTCTTGCATTTTCTGTGTCCAATCTGCAGGTTGTGCAGCTACAGAGTTTTGTTGTATCTGTGTTAGCTTATCGTCACTTTCAGCGATCTTCGCAGCAGCTACTTCGTTGTTCTGCTGTACTTCAGTATCGATATTGTAAGTTTCTTTAAGCCATTGTCCTAGTTCTGCAGTATCTGGTTTTCCATCATAAAGATCAAAAGCCATCTTACCTGTGCCAGAGTGAGGATCTAATCCAACATCTTTAAATAAAGAAGTCTTTACAACATTCTTTAATTCTTTATTCTCTTGTTCTACAGATTTAAGTTTTTCTCTTAAACCTTTTATACCTTCGTTGGTTTCTATGCTTTCCATTGTTTCGTCTGTCATTGATATTCTCCATTTCTCACACTATTACACTAATCTCCAATAAGGTGTGGATCATATTGGGAGTGATTACAGTATTTGTTTACATGCTGAATCGGCGCTGTAATTACGCATACAACACCTCTACGAATTTAATACGTGGCAAGGACGTAGGAACCCTATGCCAGAGTTGTCGATCTATTATTTACTTGGCGGATTCTGACCACGCCAATACAAATAGTATAGCACATAAAATGACTGTTTTAGATTTTTTTTATTGTTCGACTAATCCTGTTACGCCTGCTTGTGTTTGTGCAGCGCCACCTTCACGTGTGAACACTGTAGCTTGCTCTGCTTCTAGTCTTTCACGTACCTGTGCAGCTACTCCTTCACCAAATACTTCTGATTCAATAAACTCTGATAAACCAAATATATCTTCTCTACCTGTAAATCTTCTAGCAAGTCTTTGTAATCTTGGTAGCTGTGTCTCTGCTCTAGCTGCTAACTGTTGCGCACCAGTACCAGATAAACCTGCACTAACTAATCGTTGTGCTTGTTGTGCTGATACTGCAAAGTCTTCTTCTTTAAATGCACCACCAATCTGTGATACTTTGACTCTTTGTGAAATAATATCTGCTGATACATCTTCTGATATAAAGCTAGCAAATATAGCTTCATCAGATATGTCATCAGTTGTAGGAAACTGTCCAGGATAGTTCTCTACATAGTATTGTTTTACTGCGTCAAACTGATTAAACAGTGATGTATATGCAGTATCTAATCTTGTACCAAATGTTTGTGGATCAACATCATTTTCAAACAATTGTGTAATCTTGTCTTCAAAGTAACTAGGATTTAAATTGTAATCTTCTAATGCGTTAAAGTAATCTTCCTTCATCTTAATGTAATCTAGTTCTGGTGTCTCTGTAGAAAATCTAAGTGTTGTACCATCTTCTCTAAATATTCCAGGAAACTTATCTTTGTATGCTTGTGTACCTCTCATTGTACGCAATGCTTCATCTACGTCACCACCATTAGAATTGTATTCACCTATAAATGTTTCAAGTAACTCTTCACCTAAATAGCTGTAGTTAGATTGTGCAAACTCTCTAGCATTAAATCTTTCTTGTGGATCTCCTGGAACTGGTGCAGGAGGTGGAGGATCTGATACACCTGGATCACTTGGACCTAAATCTATTTCATCAGTAGTTCCATCATTATAAATTATTTGTAGTACAAGTCTTCCATTTTTTATAATTGTTGATCTTGATGTTTCTTTTTTACCTGGTTCACGATCTGGTTCAGGAACTATAACAGTGTCATCAACACCTGTATCACCTTCGCCACCGCCGCCGCCTGCTGCTGCAGCTGCTGCTATTGCGCCTAGTTTTGCTTGTTGTTCTTTAGCTGCAATAACTGAAGGATCTTGTGCTGCTGCTGCACGTAATGCTTCAAAGTCTGTATCTACCGATAGTTCTTCTATAACTCTTTTAGGTTCTGGTTCTGGAGTACTTGTAGGTGGACTTCCATAAATACCATCTATTCTTGGTCCTAATTGCATAATTCTAGCTAGTATGCTCATAACCCAAACCTTCCTCCGCCAGTTGATCTAGCGCCTGCTTTACCAAATACTCTCTCCATGTCTGATTTAAATTGATC